GGTGGGCGTCTCCTGCAGATTCCACACGAAATCGGAGGTAAGACGGGCGTTCACGTCACCGCCGTAGGTTTCGGCCGGGATCTCCAGCTGTAGCGTCCCGGTGATCACATCCGAGCCCGCATCGTTGGGGGTGTATTCGTAGGCCACCACCTGCAACTCGTTGGCCCACAGATACTTGATCACCCCGTTGGCCACGTCGAAATCCTGCACGATGGTCCCCTCAAGCTTGTGGCCGTCGGACTTGCGGGGCGGCGGCTTGGTGTCACCGCATAGCACGGTCACGGTGTCCCCGTCGTCGGAGTAGGCGGACGTGATGCGGACGTTGGTTATCTGGCAGGAAACGTCAAGGGCGGTGGCGCTCGGCCCGAGCTTGAGCGTCCCGTTATGGAGTCGGGATTCGTTGATCAAGAGATCACCTCCGTGAATTGGATAAGCACCGAATCGTGGGTGTTGGGCCCGAGCACGTAGGCGCCCGGCGCCGCGTCCTGAAGCGGGAAGAGCCCGGCCACGGCGTCCACGAGATCGTTGAGTTGGGATCCGATGGTGCGATCCCCCCGTGTGGGCGCCCCGGCCAGGGCGTGAAGGGTCCACGTGGCCGTGTAGCCACAATTGGTGTCATACACCCGCCGGGGGACGGGCACCACGAGCACGGCGGGCGGATTGAGGGCGCCGGGATCGGTGGTGGCCCGGATCCCGGCACCTTGGAGCTTGCCCACGATCACCGCGGCGGCATCATCGGCGTTGCTCACGCCACCACCATCTCCGACCACGGCCCGATCATCTGGCTGATGTCGGCGTCATAAGACAGGATGATGGCGGTCCCCATATCGGACACCCCCACCACCCCGTCCGGGGAGTTGCGACGGGACATCAGCCGGTTGGTGAGCAAGCGTCCCGCTTGGATGAGCATGGCCGGGACGGGCAGCGGGTTCCCGTCCACGTCCACGGCGAAACCGAGGGGGGCCCGTAGCTCTATGGCCTCCATGGTGGCGTCGGTGGCCTCTTGAATGGCCGTGTCGTCGGCCGTGTCGGCCGCGTCTATGCGGGCCCAAGCCTTGTATCCGGCCACGTCAAGCCACGGGCCCCCCGGCCACATCAGCCGGACGCTTTCTTGGTGGCGCCGGCGGCGGGCGCGGCGTCGGCGTCGGCGGAAAGCGGCAGCAACGTGGAGGTGATCTTCACGAACGCGGCCGGGTCCACGGCCGCGGCCGCCCACATCCCGATCACCCCGATGTTGTATCCGGCCACCCCCACGTCCACCACCGAGAGTTGTACGGGCGCTCCCGGCGTTTCGTAGAACTCGGCCTGATCGGCGGGCCCGATCAGGAACGCGTTGCGGGGGATGAGCGGATCCACCACCGGACGCAAGCCCCGGATGGTGGAGATGTTGCCTTGGGCGTCGGCCGTGCCGAGGGCGTTGGCCGGGCCGAGATCGGGGAAGAGCGGACGGCCCGACGAGTCGGTGAGACTGGCCAACAGCCCGTAGGACTCCAGCCCGAGCCACACCGTGTCGGGGAAGAGTTGCTCTTCACCGTTGGTGGCGCACATCACCGCGGCGTCGGAGATCGCCTTGGCCAGCGTGGCGGCCGTGCCATCCCACGTCACCGCTTGGGTGACACCCGATACCACGCTCCCGTAGGCGGCCTCGTTGGTCTTGCGGGCGTAGATGGTCACAAGGTCTTGGAAGATGATGTCCAGCGCACCGGGGGCGGAGCGGTTGGCAAGCTCCCACGACACGTCCACCGCCCCGGCGTAGCTGGTGAGGGGGATCTCGGCCAGATCAAGCGTGAAAGCCTGGCTGGCCACCGGACCTTTCTCGGTGTGGGGGCCCACGGTGGTGTGCTGGCTGATGTGGGGGCGTTGGATCTTCATCCCCACCGGCGGAAGCGTGGGCTTGGTCATGGCGTCCACGGACGGCCGGTTGCCGAGCCACACCCCGAGGATGTCCCCCGTCACCTGCGGGGGGACGAGTCCCGGTGTCTGCGCGGTGGTCACGTCCGCCAGGGCCCGCGTGAAGCGGGCCGACTCGGCCACGTCGCCGTGCTTGGCCCGCATGTAGGCGAGGACGTACTCCCCCGGTGTGCGGTACGGAAACTCCCGAGCGGGCCCGGCCACGGGCTCCGCCTGGCGGGCGGTGGCGCCCACACGGGCCATCATCTCGCCCGCCTTGGCGTCAAGCTCGGCCCGGTCCACGAGCAACGCCAGCCGGGAGGTTTTGGCCTCGGCCTCGGTGCGCAACTCGTCCCACGTGGCTTGCTCCACGTCGTTGAGGGTGTCGCGCTGGTCGGACACGGCGGCCGCCTCTATGGCATTCATCCGGCCGTGCAATTCGTCTATGGATGTCCTGAGCACATCCACGAGGGTGATGGGCAACGGTGATCCTTTCTCACGAGTGTCTGATCTTCCACTCGGAAATGGATCACGCCACGGTGGTGCTCCGAGCGCCCCCCGGAGGGGCGGGCGAGTCCGGCCGTCGTCCGGTTTCCGTTGGCCGGGATGCTAGCGCGTGGAGATCTCCGGGCCCGGTGATGTGGAGGGCGGATCCTTCCGGCGCCACTCGTCGGCCTGCGGGCACGTGGCCCAATGGGGTGTCCCGTCCGGGTCCACCGGAGTCAGTTTCTTGGCCTCGGTCACCGTCCACGTGATGTCCGCCCCGCACGAGCGGCACCGGCTACTCACCGGCGGACCACCCGCCCGTAGCGGTCCACGTGACCGCGGACCACGGACACTCCCTCCGCGCGGGTGGCGGCCAGGGTGGCTACGGACGGGTGGCGGGCCCGTGCGCTGGCGGCCCCGTGGCGGGCAAGGGCTCGCACTCCCTCCACGCCCGCATCGGCGTAAGCGGGGAAGTTGCACACGGACACTTCGTGGAGGATCACCTCCGTCCGCTCGTGGAGATCCCGATCCGAGGGCGGCACCCGTTGGGGCCCGTGAGTCACGGTGTGGGTGACGGGCTCAAACCCGATGGACAAGCCCGAGATGGCGCCGATCTTGTAAAGCTCCAGCACCTCGTCCGCCTTGGGGGTGTTGGCGAGTTGAAACGCGGCGTGGAGCCCGTCCTCTTCCTCGGATAGCTCGGTGGCGGCGCCGATGCCGAGCCCGCGCCGCTCGTGATGCACGAGCAACGGGACGGCCCGCTTGCGGGAGGTGATGGTCTTGGCGAAACTCCCCCGCCGGAATAGCTCGGTGTAGTCCTCCCACCAATCGGACACGTCAAGCTCCACGTCATACGGCACGGCCAGCCCGTAGAGGGTCCGCCCCGCGGCCGGGTCGGCCGGATCGTGGCGGATCTCCATCCGGGTTTCCACGTCCACGTGGTAGGTGCGATGGGCGGGCGGGAGCACGGGAGCGGTCACGGTCAAGCCTCCACGAGATGGAGCGGACGGGACAGATCCCCGCCGTCGTCGGCGGGCGTGTTTCCGCTGGCCACGGGCCCGCTCGAGATGGCCGGGACGGCGGGTTGGGGGGTGGACTCTTCGGGCCCGCCGGCGGCCGGGAAACCGGCCAGGGTGCGCGCTTCCTCCAGGGTGATGATCTCCGCCCCGTAGAGGGTGGTGGCGGCCGTGGCCCGTGTCATGGTGTCGGCCCGCAAGAGGGCGCCGGTGAAGAATTCGGCCGAGTTGCCACGCGGCAGGCATTGGGCGGTGAGTTGCAACTCCAGCGGGCGGAGCAAGCGCATCATGGTGGTGGCCACGAATCTCCCGAATTCGTTTTCGGCGTTCGAATAGGTGTGGCGCTGGCTTTCGATCCCCAACAGAAACGGTGGGATGCCGAGGATCATGGCCACCATCTGCGCGTCCCATTGGCGGGCCTGGACGAGTTGCGCCTTGTCGGCGTCGGTGGCCAACGGGGTGAAGGTGGTGGAGCTTGGGATCACCACCGGGGAGCGTGTCCCGCTCACCGCTTGCATCCACTTGGTCTTGAGATCGTTGGCCTGATCCTGCGTGAGATTCGGGCGGGTATCGGTGATCACCCCGGACGGGACGGCGGACTGCGTGAAGTACTGGCCCGCGTAGGCATCGGCGGCCAGGGCGGCGGCCACCGGCCCGGACAGCACCGGGAGGATCCCCCGGCCCGACAACTCGCCCGAGCGTTTGTCTATGGCCACGTGAAACATGCGGTCCGCCGGGATCACGTCCTCGGATCCCTCTATGGCGTAGACGGGCGCCCACGTGGTCTCGTCGCGGGCCACCGACACTTGCGTGATGTCCAGCGGGATGAGCATGGACGGCCAGCCGGTGGAGTCCAGCGGGCCGATCAGCGCGGCATAGTTGCCATACAAGAGCACGTCGGAGATGTACTCGTCCAAGAAATCGGCCATCGTGCGGTTGGCGCCAGGCGTCGGGGCGTTGATCACGGCGGCCGGGGGATCCACGATCTCGTCCCCGCGTTTCTGGCGGAGCGGGAGTTGCATGGCGATCCCCGACACCAACCGCATCCCGGCGGTGAGCGCCGGGACGCCACGGGCCATCCACTCCGACACGTAGGGCGACCATTGGCCGGGGAGCCCGAGAAATCCGCCGGTGTCCAAG